TTGCTGCTCCAGAGCCTGACGCGCACCGCCAGCGCCCATGACTGCTTGAGCGCCACCAAGACGCAATGCTTGCTGCTGCGCTGCCAAGCCGCCAAGCTGGTTAGCTGCTCCCAATCTAAACTGCGCACCTTGCAAGCCTGCCTGCTGGTTGGCCAAGTCTGCTGCTGATTGGCGTGCAATGTCAGCCTGCTGCATAGCCATGGCCTGATTGAATGCCTGCTCGTTTAAAGTTGTCCCAAGTGTGGCAGCCTGCTTGGCAAACCCTTGGTTAGTCAAAGCCTCGGCCACACCTTGGCGTGATCCACCAAATGCTTTGGCTTGCATGGCCTGCTGGCCAGTCTGCCTGATGGCCGCTTGGCGTGCAGATTCCAAATCAGCCAATGCGTTGGTGCGCACTGCACTGGTGTATGGATTCATGTAAGAGCCAATCGTGCCTGGTCCTTGACCAAGTCCAAGATTAGTCTGCTGCGCTCTAATTTCCGCTGGCTGGTAGAAACCGCCATAGCCGGCCATTTGGGCTGCAATGTCAGTGCCAGTGATGCCTGGGCCAGCAAGGCCGGTATTGACCAGAGCTTCCTCGCCTGCCTGGTACATTGGATTGAGACCAGCAATCTGCTGGATCGGCAATGCACCGGCAACACCTTGGGCCTGCTGAAAATTGGCTAAAAACGCTTCTTTGATCTGTGGATCAATAGACGTTGAGCTTGTTTGTGTGCTTCCACCTTTAGACATATTCTTTCCCTTCAATCCAATAATGATCTGATTTTCTTGGCTGGCATCTTGCCTTCATTGATCATGTCCAAAAGTCCACGGCCATATTTATCGACTGCTGACTTTTTGATCACATACTCGCCTTTTTGCAAATATCCAGCACCATCATCTGGGCCTGCTGGATTTGGTCCAAGTAGGCTCTGAACCATGCCGCCTTTAGCAAATGCAGCGTCACCGGCTGCACCAGTGCCTGGGCCGCCACCAGTATTTCCACCACTATCGCCAGAAGTACCGCTACCTCCAGCAGCATCACCAGCACCACTACCAGCCGCACCAGACATCATCAATGCGTCATTGGCCGCTTTGTTTTCAGCAGCCACTTTGGCCGCTGCTGCTGCCACATTGTTTGTTGCAATGTCGCTGTATAAATTGGGGTTGTAACCACCCAGTGCCGTGCCAGGCACAAAGTTGGCATAAGGGTTTTGGAATGGGGTCATCTGGCCCATGACCATGCTGTAGGGTGACGCGCCACCAGGAGTCACGGCAGGGTTGTATTGAGCGCCAATTGGGATTGACTCATAGCTGCCAAACTTCTGGCCAAGAGTCAATGGTGCTGCACCATAAGCATTCTGCGCAGTTTGCATCAGCTTCTGCTGGGCAGCCCAGTCAGCAGCGTTTTTAGCCTGCTGCGCTGCCCATGCAGTCTCATTGGCTTTTTGTTGTTCTGCCCATTGACCTTGGCGTGCAGCTAGATCAGCTTGGGCTTTTTGTTGCGCTGCCAGTTCTGCTGGCGTTGTTGCCTTGGCGTTGTTATATCGTGCCAAAACACTTTCAAGACTTGAACCAGTTGCAGCCGCCACATCCTGTGGACTGATTTGTAGTCGGTCCATTTCTGAGCGCAGCATGGAATCAGAAAGACCAGAATTCTTGCTATAAAAATCAAAAATGTTTTTGTAATACTGCTGCTGAGTCATCCCATTAGCCAAAGCCCAAGCAAGCGCTGCTGATTGTGTACCAGTGGTGGTGGTAGTGGTCTTTGCAGCCGCAGCCTTAGCAGCTGCATCGGCAGCAGCCTTTGCAGCCGCTGCATTAGATGCGGCCAAGGCATCAGCAGCCGCTTTGGCAGCCGCAGCCTTTTGGGCAGCAGTTGCATTGGATGCAGCAATTGCCGCAGCATCAGCCGCAGCTTTATCAGAAGCAGCCTTTGCAGCCGCAGCAGCAGTTGCAGAAGCTGTATCAGCAGCCAATTTATCAGCAGCCGCTTTATCGGCCGCAGCCTTGGCAGCCGCAGCATCTGATGCCGCTTTGGCATCAGCAGCCGCTTTAGCCGCTGCCGCCTTTTGGGCAGCAGTTGCATTAGATGCAGCAATGGCCGCAGCATCGGCAGCCGCCTTGTCAGCCGCAGCTTTAGCAGCCGCTGCTCTTGCTGCATTGGCCGCAGCCGCTGCATCAGATTCAGCTTTTAATTTGGCAGCAGCCGCAGCAGCAGCAGCTTGTGCTGCCGTATCTGGACCCAATAAACCTTGGGAGACAGTAGCCGCTTGGGCATAGATGTCTTTGGTCGCTTGGCTGGCTGTAGTGTCTTGGGCCACACGGCCTGCCAATTCCCTATCAGCCGCAGCCTTGGCAATCATCTCTGCTTGGGTCTGTGGCAAGGCTTCAGCATATTGGGCCTTGACATCAGCAGCACTCACACCAGTGGCACGCGCCACATCGTCAGGACTGACACCCAGTCGGTCCATCTCAATGCGCAATTCTGCCGGTGTTTTTACAGCAATATTTTGGGCAACATAATCAAAAATTCTTTGATCAAACTGCTCTTGGCTCATGCCATTGTTTAGCGCGTAGTTGAGTGCTATTGATGCCATATTTATCCCCTAAAGTTCCTTTGCAAGTACAGACCATTGTGGACTGTACCCTTCGTCTTTCAAAAATGTCTTTGCCCAGCCTCTTCGGCCTGCCAAAGTCACCCTGGTGCAACCAAGTGATTTGCCCCAGGATTCGATCATTGGTCTCATCCGTGAGAGTTCATCTAGGTCGCCACCAGCCAGAAAATAATGCAAATTCTTTAGCCTGGGATAGACAATGATCTCTGTCAACACCACCGAGTCTTTGGCTGGCCACAGCTGCAATTGATTGCGCTGGACCATCTCGGCAATGTCATCAAAATTGTGTGTGCCTCCAGAGTATTCTAAGGCAGCCTCCACATGGTGGCGTAACCTTTCCAAATGCTCTTGATCACTCATCGCTTTCCACTTGGCACGGCATCGAGCCTCATTATCCCAATGCGCCAGTCAGCCAATACCGCACCAGTCACCTTCACATTGACCTGACGGGCTGCAAATCGTACATCTGTGGGGTTGGCTGCCGTGTATGGGCCATAAGTGGATTGAGTCGCTGTCGGGTAGTTTCTGGTTTTAAATGAAACCACCGCCTCACCCAGTGTCTGCTCATCTGGCACAACTTGGCGAATTGACATGATGTTGTCGCCATTGCCCAATTGCACTGGGCCAGACTCGGCATAGACGCTGGCGCTGTCATAGGCAAAGCCGACCTCATGCTCATAGATGTACCCATCAGTGGACACGGCCATTGGGTTAGTAAACACTCCGGCATCAGTGCCAGCAGTTCTGGCCAATGTGCCTATGTTCCAGTGGTTTTCTCTGTAGTTGAAAGTGACATAGCTGTCATTTTCATTGCTTGCATTGCTTGGGTAATACCACCAAATCTCACCAAACTTACTGTTATGGACCGAGTAAACCTTGGATGCCTGGTTAAAGTTGATATTGCCAAAGACATAGTCCGACACATCGCTTGGCAGTGGTTTGACATATCCGTCATAAATCCAAAAGCCTGCCTTGCTCATCCAAATGGCAGCAGTGTCAATGGCTGCCACCGCTTGGGCTGAAATGAGACCGCAGCCGCTGCCGGCCTTCTCAAAGCCATAGACAAATGGAGCGCCAACATACTGGGCCGTGTGGACATCCACATCTGTAAACAGAAGATTCACACCCTTGACCCTTTTGCCAGCGATCAATGTGCCAGGAGTGGCCAGTTCATAGTCGCCTGCAAGGTTGTCGCCTGCCGGTGTCCAAAGAGTATTGTTCTCTTGGTCGCACCACTGCACTTTTCTGGGGTTTCCACCAGCACCAAGTGCAAACAGAATGCGCTCTTGCGTGACCAGTAATGCTTTATTGCTTGTCGGTGCGTTGGTAATGGCTGCTGCCAGTGTGGGTGTGGTGAAACCCAATTGCCACTCATAGAGCTTGCCATCGGCATTGGAGCAAGCCACCAAATACTCGCCCCATGTGTCCATGGACCATGTGGTGGCTGGCTGGCTGGCGCCATTGTCTGGTCTTGCCGTGCCATAGGCTAATGTGCCATAGGTGCTGTAGCCATAGCCGGTCGTTGACAATGCACTGGCCAAGCCAGTCGTGAATCCGGTTGGGGTAATGTCTTTGAGTGTTCCACCCTCATTCATCGCATACAGTTTGGTATGCGTACCGGCTGCAATGAATCGGTTGGCACTGTTATCGCGCCAAGTAATAAACCCTCGGCACAGACCAGACATCTGGCCAGTGGCGCGTTTTCTCCAGCCACCCATGGGGCGCAAAGTGTTCTCGTACCAGCGCACCAGATTTGCGTCATACCACCGGCCTGCTGCCTGGTACTCAGTGCCGTTTCTGTAAATGCCTGGTGGTAATTTGATTGGTATGTACATGGCAGTGCTTATTTAATGTTTGAGA